ATCGCCTGTATAATTTTTTCCAACTTAAATTAGTTAAATAACAACCTAGACTACTTATCTTAGTCCAAAAATATCTTTTCATACAGGCAACCCCGCATCATCAATATTTTCTTTAGGTATTATTTCTCCTTGAGAATTACATTTTGGACATTGAAGAACTTCATCATATGATGAAGTATTTATTCTTAAATACCCATTACCCATACAACTATTACAAATTATTTTATTAACTTGCTTTTCCATTTTTGTATCCAAATTTTTTAGCAGCTCTAGTAGCTAATGCTTCGATAGTTTTACTTACCGTCAAATCAGCATCCAAGAATTTGCCTTTAGCAAGGAATTGTAGTTTATGATATGTATCAATTTGTACTGATACAGATTTAAATTTATTAGGGTCAGCCATATTTTCTCACTTTCTTTTTTATATGTTTAATATGGGAAGTTATAACACAAAAACAAGGGATTGCAAGATATTAATTTTTGGTATATAGTGAAGATCTCTTCTCACCCTTTTGTTTGCTCGCCCTGATTTCTTTCAGGGTGGGCATTCACTTATCTTCTACCTTGACCCTTATATTCTTTTTTTGAGTTTCTTTTATTTGGTCTTTTGGAATGTCGGCCTGGTCTTTTTTTATTAGTATGTTTTATAAAACCGCCGGAACCTGATTGAACTTTACGCGCCACTATTCTTTTATTTCTTTAATTCTTTTAATACCATGCTTATCAATTTCAACAATAGCTTTTATTTCTTTGCATTGCCATTGAGTTGAGTTTGGATTACCATCTCTTTCAACTTTTCTTTTTTGTTCTAAACAATCTGCAACATTAGCTTTAGGAGAATAGTTTTCTAGTTTTCCATTAAGGAACATTAGTAATGCAAATATTGTCTCAATCATTACTTACCCCTAACTGAATCTAATTCTTTTTCTAGTTTATCAACTTTCTTTTCTAATTGATTAATTAAAACTTTAGTATGTACATTTTCTTCTAATTGTTTATTATGTTTTTCTATTGTTTTAGCTTGATACTCAATTAACATAAATAATTCTTGGTTTTTAGGAGTTTGATCTGCTTTCTTAAGAAGATCTTGAGCCATTAACTTTTCATTAGTCTCTAATCTATTTAATCTTTCAACAAGACCGAAATAAGTCCATACCGCCACAACAATAGCAGATACAATTGCTATTATATTTTTAACAGGCAACGATACGTTTGTTTGATCGCTTAATTTAAATTCACTGCTCATTTTTCAATTGTTTCGGTTATTAAACCAGTTCTTTTACTATTTGTAATTGGAATATATTTAATAACTCCGTTAATATATTGTTCTATTTCTTCACTACATAGAGAACATCTATAAAAATCTTTATATAAGAATAACAAAGGTGATAACAATTTGCAATAGGGACATATACCATGCTCTATTCGGGCATCTAATTTTAAAATTTTACTAATCTTTGTTATTTTTTTCTTCATTAATTTGATAGAACATATTATCAGTATCCTCTAATTGCCAGTCTTTATTTTCAACATTCCACTCTGTAGTTGTAACTTTATAATCTGGCCAATGTTTAGAAGTAGTAAAACTACTAATGTTCCACAAAATACGATTATTAGGCTGAGCTGCATAATTACCGTTATCAAGGGCCAAAATATGTGCGCACTTATGTTGATCAGGAATTTCGGAATGTTCAGTATCCAAGATATTAGGTTCTGGATGTGCCCAATCAATTGTAAATAAATATTCACCATGTATAAATTTTTTATCTTTACCTAAATATTTACAACGTTGTCCGATTAAAAAATCAAAAGTAGTAATAGCAGGATAATAACTAAATGAATTCCACAGCTCAAGATCTTCGAGATCTGGAGATTCCATTTCTCCTTGATGCACAGTACTGCTGTTTCTTCCTTGAAGAAAAGCACTGATAGGAAGCCTCCAATATATTGCACCATTCGTAAGTAAAGCATGAAATAAGATTGCACGCCCTGGAATGCTTGCAATAGCAAAGACCACACAATCTTCAACTTCTCCTTTATGTTCTCGTAAGTCATATAAATATTCCCTTCTTATTTTACAGTATATGGGTGGTATATTAGCATTTAAATAAGACATTTAAAACTATTTAATATCTCCCCAACTACTTCCTTTTTCATAGTCAACTTTATTAGGCACTTTCAATTCAACAGCTGATTCCATTATTTCAATAATATCTTCAGCTTGTTTATCAGATGAAACAGAAATGTCTACTTCATCATGAATTTGTATATGAGGTATAATACCATTTTCATATAAAGCCACCATAGATTTTTTAGTCATATCAGCAGCAGAACCCTGTATTAGTTTATTTAAAGCCTTATAAGTAAATGCACGCTTTAAAGGTTCATCATATTCTTTTCTTGCTTGTTCTAATGGTAATGGTTTAAATACTCCAAATTGAACAGGCTGCCATAGATCAAAGTGACATGCTCTTCCACCTAGGGTTCTAATCTTTCCATAATTTTCTGCTCGTCTAGTTACGTTGTCCATTAACTTTTTAACAAAGGGAGCTTTAGTATGATATTGTTTAATTAATTTTTCAGCAGACTCTTTCATCAATCCTAATTCTGCCATTAATTTATTTTTACCCATTCCATACATTAAACCTAAATTAATTGTTTTAGCTTGCTTACGTTCTATACCAGCCATATCAGCAACAACTTGATGGAAATCTGCATCTCCTTGATTGTATGCTTCAACAATTTCATCTACACCTTCTAAGTTTTGTAATTTTGCATAGTGTACTAAAATTCTAGGTTCTTGTTGTGAGTAATCAAATGAACCCCATACATGTTTATCTTCTGGAATAAATATAGATCTTATTAATGGTCCCAACTCTGGATGTCTTGCAGGTATCTGTTGTAAGTTTGGATTAGACATTGAAAATCTTCCAGTAACAGTTCCACCATCATCAGATCTAATTTGATTTATATCTGCATGTATTCTTCCATTAACAGCGTGCTTAGTTATAGAATCTATAAATGTAGTATGTGCTTTATTTATTTCTCTAGCATCAGCAATTGATCTTGCCAATTCATGAGGATGATTTTGTAAAAAGTTTTTTGTAAAACTTGGTTCATCACTTTTTTCTGTTCTATCGTATGGTAATTTTAATTTATCAAATGCCTTTGCAATTGACCTAGCAGCATGTATTTCTACGTCTATGCCAGTTAAGTCTTTGATTTTATTGATAATTTTATTTTCTTGAATCATCAAATTTTTCTTTATTTTATCAGCTTTTTCAAGATCAACCCTTACTCCTTTGAATCTCATATCAACAAGACAAGGAAATAATTTTGTTTCTAAATTAAATACATCCATCAACTCTTGATTATGCATTTCCATATTTAATCTTTGCCAAAGTTTTAAAGTAGACTCAGCATCTCTTTCAGCATATTGACCAACAAACAATGCAGGCAATCTCCACATATCTTTCTTAGGATCTAATCCATAATCTTTAGCTGCTTGTAATAAAACCTTTTCGTCTTTACCAATACCTATGTAATGTTTTGCTAATGTATCTAAACGATAACTCATTCTGTTTTCATCAATTAAAGATGCTGCAATCATAGTATCTACAACCTTACCTTTAATATTTAATCCAGAAGATCTTAACCAACATGTATCATACATAGCATTATGAAATATAAACTTAGTATCTTGTTGATTGAATAAATCTTGAAGCCAACCTAAAACTAATTTCTTATCTAGATTGCCACCTTGTTCGTGACCTATAGGATAATAACCAGACCAACCTTCAACTGCTAATGAAATACCCGCGATATGACCACGACCAACCACGTTCCCCGATCCGAGTTCAAGTAATTGCGGATCATTGGTTTCTAAATCCACCGCTATTTCTTTATGACCGCGAAGATCTCTTAGTTCTTCAGGCATAACCCATTCAGTATCGGGTGTAAATAAAGGCGCTTGAGTGTTTCTCATTTGTAATCTCTTTCTAATATCATTTCTAAATAATGAATTGCTTTTAGTATATCTTCTTTTTTTCCTTTCAATCTATGTCTACAGATATACTTGATTGCGTTACCTTCCGCAAACGGTAAATTGTTTTCATTAATAAAAATAGAAGGTTGAATCTTCATAGTTTTATAATGTTTACCACCCACTTGTTTAAAAAATGTTTTATTTGACATTCTTTTCTTTCGTAACTTCTTTAAAATATTCTAAAATTTCTTTCGCTGTTCCAGCAGTTGTATGTACGTATTTGCCTAATTTGTAAACAACAAAATAATTATTATTTTTTTCTTTATCTACTTGTTCTATTTTAATCATACTAAATAAGCGCGATCAAAGTTCTTTGGATCTACAATATGTAATTCACGCTTCGCTCTTGTCGCACCTGTATAAAATAAACGATGTAATTCATCAGGGTCTTGACTAAACGTTTCTAAAGCAGCGTTAGTTATATCTTGTAGCAATAAAACCTTATCGGCTTCTCCTCCTTTTGCTCCATGTATTGTTGACATTATTATACGAGGATTTTTATTTATCTTCTCTCCATTCGCCCTCATGTTACGAATGTAGTTCTCGGTGAGGTTATCTAAACCCTCAAACGATTCATACCAAACCTTATCTGTGGTTAATCCATATTTCTCCATACATTCTTTTAAAGTATACTTTGTTTCAGAATGTAAAGTTTTTCCCTTTCTAAACCCTTCTAATACATTGGCCCCTAAATATTCATATATATTCTTGATTTCTAAACTACTTAAATAGCATCCACCTCTCCAAGATTCCCAATTATATAAGGCTAATAATAGCTTTAAAGGTATAGAATTTTGACCTTTATATTGATAATACCAACCTCTTAATTCACACAATTCTTTAACATCATCTAAAAAGTAATTAGCTGATGATAATACTAACCAGTTACCTTGAGACATATCTACTTGCGTAA